AACATCATCACCCAAGCCGTTTGCTACAAAGTTTAAGACTTCCCTTGTATTATCGGCTTTACATAATACCCGTTCCGACATCATACCTTATCCCTGTATCGTACCAGTCAACCAAAATTCCCCTTGTTTTGGTCTTAAATACTATACTAAACTTAAACCCTACACCTGAACACATTATCCATTGCGAATTTATCTTATCCGTGCTGTCAACCGACCAATATGTTGTGTTCCACGGCGAAACATCCCACATATTGCCCTCGTTTAAACCGATTGTGTTTGTGTAACTAAGGTTTCTCTTCTTATAATCTGTATCAACATAAGTCGTTAATTGAAACGCAGATGAAGCCGAAGTTCTAGGGTTTATAAGAGTTACCCTTTTAATATTTGAAACACCGAAATCCGCATAAGCTTGTTCAACCACGCCCTCAATGGTAACACCGTCATCCGTGTTAGAATTATCAAACTGATATATGCCATCATCCGAGCCGAAATATAAATTGTCATTAAAAATACACCAACAAAGTGCCATAATATTTGTAAACCGACACCAAGCCCCTGTATTCACATTGATAACGTGTTGCTCAAATTGTTGTGCGACCGGAACATTAAAAATAGCATAACCCTTTTTAGTATAGATAATTCCTTGCCAGCCTTGTCTGTCTTTATTTTTAGAAGTCCGGTCAATTACTAAACCGCGGATATTGTCAGAGAACGCCACGATTGAGTTACCGGCATTTGCCGTTGCCAAAGCTTTACCCATCGGAAAATATCCGTCTTGTGTCATAATAACAATATCGCCCTGATATTGCATTATGCAACGATAACCTAAAGGCTTCGCTATCTTATAAGAGCCTTTTAAAGACCAGCTTGTAGCATCGTTCGGGTTTGAGCCGTAATAAACTAATACCTCGCCCTCGGAAGTTATAAACGCTGTATAGTCATCAATACCGATACCGCCGTCAATCGTCCAGTTTGCGATTGCGACCAACTCACCGCCCCACTTAGATATTTGCGATAAGTCAAAAACATCCAACGTACCGGAAATAGACCCCGCCACGGTAGAAAACCACGCGTTTAATGTACCTTTTTCAATAAACCATATAAATTCTTTTGAAACCGCACCGGAGATAATTTTTGAAGCGGACAATCCCGTTCCCGAAAATCCCCACGCCCCGATATGCGAGTCTCCGTTGCCGTCAACATAATAGGCTTGCGGTGTATCAGCACCATTCATAAAGTAAAGATAATTCTTATATTGTAGCGTTTGGCAATAGTCATTAGTAATGGTAACTTCCATATCCGTTACACTTGCGGGGCTTGTAATATCCCATATTTTGCCGTTCCAGATACCGAAAAATCTATCCTGCGAGGGGTAGTGGTAACTTGCCAAAGTCTTTACATTATAAGCTGTTGCCGGACGATAATACATACTATAACCTGGGCGGAGTTCAACATAACTCTCCATCGGTATATAATTGTCCATACGGACGGCAAAAAGCGGGTTCATTGCCGCTTCGCTATCTTTCCGGTTTAAGCCCATAATAGGACTAGGCAACGTGATATCCTTTGATTTAACAGCACGGTTTACATTTAGCATCTACAATCGCTCCACAATTTGGATCGTCAAATATTCCGTAATTATAGCCGAGGTTAATATCGCCACCGGCTTTACTTTCGGCATAGCTTTTGTTTAATTCCCTTTGATACTCGTTATATTCCTCGGAATAATCTAAGCCTGTTCTTTTATTCCACCGCCAAATTATCGCTAATTTTACGAGATAGGGGTCAAATATAGGAATGTCCGTGTTTGCGGTTAATCTTGCTTTAGGCTCTTCTGTTTTGGCATCAAAGCAAACCGCATTTGATTTATACGCAAACTTAAATGTTTTATCCCCGGGGTCTTTTACAAAACAAATCTTGTTGTTTTGGATCTTAAAGAAAATATCCACATCAACAATATGGAACTGCTTTATTTGCCGCCATTTTTCTTCTGTAATAGCACCGATAACATTTCGCATATCGCCTTCCATATAAAGCGTTCCGTTTACAAGAGCATAGAAATCCGGCACAACATTATCTATAAGATACTCTCTAACCCCGCAAACCGTGTTTAAAGTACCTTCCCTTGTCAAAGTCTGCCATTCGCATTTACGCATCAGCCCGTCAAGAGCCGATTTACAAACGCTTGCAAATAGTTGGTCGTTTTGAGCGGAAGAATTAAACAAGTCCGTTGGTCTAGCCACCGCACAAATATCTGCCGCCTCTTGTGCTATTTCTAAAATATTCATTTGCTTTCCTTTAATGCTTTAAGTTCGTCTTTAAGCTTTTCGTTTTCCGCTTTTAATGCTTTAATTTCGTTCTCAAACTTAGCAATCGCTTTGTTATCTTTTGCCATTTGCAAGAATTTAATCGCCAGCTCTTTAGCTGTCGTTAAGTTCATGTCTTGCGCTTGTTCTTTGGTTATGTTTGACAAGTCTTCAACCGTGAAAATGCCTTTTGTTTCGCATAAATCCAGCTCAGGCACCGTTAAGAACGCAAATTGATTTAACGGCGTACCCTCTTTTGCTTTTTCTTCCTTGTTCTTAAAAAATGCATACTCCCGCGGAAATCTCATCATGTCCGTTTCATTTACCGGACGGTCAACAACATCCGTATTTCCTTTTATTTTTATTTCAATATATAACTTCTCTATAAATTCGGGCATCCCGTTCTCTTTTACGTTGCCGGTTTTTACCCATTTTTTGTGAAACTTTGCGAAAACGTTATTGTCGCTTCTTTGGTTTTGTAGCATATTGCTAAAAACCTCAAATCCTAATTCTTCCATTGTCTTTCCTCTCTAGAAAAAAAGGGGCGAGTTTCCCCGCCCCGATAAAACTAAGCGTCAATTAAGACACCCTGCAATTGTGCGTTGTTCATAGTTAAGTTACCAGCCCAACCGATAATTGCGTAAATAGCATCCTGATTGATTGCTACACGATTTCTGTCACCGATAAGTTTGAAATCACGGTCTTTGTGAGGACGGAGTTTCAAATACTTGGTGTTCAAGAAATACATATGTTTAGACGGGCAATATCCACCGATACCACCGTCATAAATCACGTCAGCACCCTTGAACTTGATGTTTTGGAAACCTGCATCGGCAAGTTTGGCATCTGTAAATCTCTGTTGCGGAACAAGAGATTGCTCATATAAGGTGTAGAGTGAATCATCGGCAACAATCAAATCCGGTTTGTCTGTACCACGAGAGCAACCCAAATATACTTCATTCATAGCCGCATAAATGGTTGTAGAGGTCAAAGCGGAAGAAGCTGTTTTTGACTTATTGCGCCAAAATTCATTACCTGTGGTTGCACGGTTAATACCGCCAACAGTACCGGTGGTCGGGTCGTCAGCTACTAACAACTGCAAACCGCCGATTTCCTTACCGGAAGAGCCTGTACCATCAGAAAACAAAGCCGCACTCATTGCATTGCGTAAAGTTGTTTCCGCATTGTCAATTTTAGCTTCCATCAAGTCAATGATACGTTCTTTTCCGCTGTTCTGTAACAGTTCTTCACCGGAAATACCAACCGGAGCAGCTAACAATTTCCATGCATATTCTGCAGCGGTAAATACTTGCGGATTACTAAAGGAAATTGTGTCATATCCTGAATACCATGTCTTGTCGGATTCATTGTAAGCAATTTCCTCAACGATTTTTGTACCGCCGGAAACCGGACGGCGATTACCACGCTCATCTAAACGTCTTAAAAGAGCGTTGTTTTTGGTAACGTTATCAGCCAACTCACCCATACGATTTTCAAGTGTGGTGGCGAGTACGTTATTAAAATTTGCATTTCCTGCCATTAGTCTTCTCCATAAATAGCCATATTGTGTTCAAGTTCTTCACGGAGACTTCTTTTTTTAGGGGTAACTTCGCCCTTTGAGGTCGGTTCAAAAGCGGCGGTTTTTGCCTTTTGTGCAACTTCTGTCGCCTTTTGAAGCCCAGTCTTAGCACGTTCTTCAATAATTTTATTGCGAACAGCCTCGTTTCGCCAAATTGCCTGATTATAGGCATCCTCAAAGTTCTTTGCCATACCAGCCTGAAGTAAAGCCAGCATGTCAGCTTTAACTTCTTCAAAATAGCCGTGTTTAAGGTTGCCGTTTTCGTCTTTTGCATTAACAAAAGCATCATACTCACCCTTAACGCGGTTGTTTTCTTGCTGCCGTAAATAATTTTGTTGCGCTGTTACCGTCTGCTGTAAATCTAAAAGCTGTCTCTGTAAAGCGTTATCATTTTCGCCACCGATACCGTAGGCGGATTGAAGCCTTGCAATTGTATCCGCCGGATTTTTTTCTAAAGCATCGGCAATAGAAACAAGCGTATCGTAATACTCTTGAGCATTATTAAACCCCTGCTTAATAAGATTATCCTTGCGGTCGTTGTATGCTTTATCAACCCACGCATATTGATTGCGAGCGCGTGAAAGTCCTTGTTCAAACTGCTTTTCGCGTTCTGCCAAATATTTTTGGTTTCCTTGAGGAAGCGTATTAAACCAGTCTTTCATCTCTTTTGTGTAGCTATTAGGTGCGTTAATAACTTCAACCGGCTCAGCTGTCGCCGTTTCGTTACTTTCACTTGCCGCCACAGTCTGCTCGGCGCTTTGAGTTTCCTCTGAAGTCCAAGCATCTTCTAGTTGCTGTCTTAAATCAGTCATTTAACCATAATTCCTTTTTTACTTGTTGAATGAAGTCGGCATGGAGTTTATCCCGCCGTGCTTTTTCGTTAAAAAAACGCCGGCTATTTATATAGTCAGCGCTGTAATCACTTACCAAAGCGGCATCGTTTTCTTTAAGATAGCGTTCAACATCTTCAACGCTCTCCGCCATTGTGCCGTCCGGCAACTGAAAATCCTCAAACATTAAAAACCTCCAACATATCCGGTTGGTATATTTTCGTTAGTATGTCCTTGTCTTGCAATTTCTTCTTGTTTAAGAGCAAATTGCATTTCCGCCTCTTTATTAGCCATCATAACCTTATTGTCTTCGGCTTGTTTTTTGAGTTCAACTTCCTCTTGTTTGATAGCATTAGCCTCTTGCTTAACCTGATACTCGTTTTCGTTCTTAACTTGGTCGGCTTGAGCGCGTACCATATCGGCTTGAGCGCGTATCATATCGGGGTTAGGCTCGTTGTCGTCCGGTTGTGCAAGTTCTTGTTCAATGCGCGTAAAGACTTCTTCAATAGCGGTATTAAATTGTCGTGCCGCCGGAAGTGTAACCACCATTGCTTCAACCATTTGCTTATATAAAGGAAGTAACGCCGGTTGTGATGATATTGCCGGAAACGCAGCTGTTACCATTTCATGAATGGTTTTAACCGCATTTGTTGTCTGTTCCATTTCCTCGCTTTGTAAAAAAGAGGTATCTGTTTCAATTCCCAAAGCAAGATTGCGGATTTTATCTGTCTTTAATAATTGAATAGCCGCCATTACAACTTCGGGATTTGTACCCTGTTCGGCATATTGTGATAAGAGTTCCGGCGTATACATCTCGCAGATAATCTCGGCTTTAATTTTAAGAACATCCGTCAAATAACGTTGAAAGTCGTTTTGTCGGTCTTGGTTTCTTAAAGTGCCGAAGTTCGTTTTTTTCGTAACCGCGGTTGCGGTTTCTTCGGGGTTAGAGTTTCCTCTCATAATATCCGAAACACCGGTTATTTCATAAATAGCATTGATTAACTGCGCTCTTCTCTCAGCAAGAGCCTGTAAAGCTTCAATATACTGACCGATAGGCATAAATCCGACAAAGCCGTCAATACCGCCTTTTTCGCGGATTTTATCAAAATCGGATACTTGAACAAGCGTAACATCTTTATTTAAGATATTAGCAAGTTCAGGAAACGCCCCGTCATAAGCACCGGTAACTTTTAAGGCTTGCATTGTTAATTGCATACGTTTATTAACGCCGTCTAACTCATCAAGCTGGCACTTAATCTCGGAATAATCCGGTACAGGAATAAGACCGTCATTTGCCAACGTAGCAAAGACAGGTTTCGGGAACGGATAAAATCCCTCTATTTTTAAGATATCCTCGTCAACGCGTAAAAATCTGTCTTTTACCTCTTTCGCAAGGTAAATGATACGCTTTCCTTTTTTATCCCAAATACGATAGACATCAACAGAGCGGTCAAGTTCTTCTTCTAAGCTAAAACCACGTTCAACAATTTGTGCCGCTATTTCCTCGCCAAACTGCTCTATTGCTTCCCGTTTTGTCATTTCAATTATTTGTGCTACCCATTCGCAGTCTTCCCAAACAGCAACGTGGTTTACATCAAATAAAATCTTTTTAGGGTCAATATACGTTGTTTCGGTTTTGGCATCTGTCATTACCTCGGCAGATATACTTTGAACAATAACCTCACCGGAAACAGGGTCAATCGTTTCGCTTTGTTGTGATACTTGTTCAATAACCGGCTCAAACTTTTCATAAGTCAAACCTAAACCGGAGAGCAGATAATCGTTGCGGGCATATTTAATAATTCCGTCAAAGTCCTGCTTGTCCAAGTTTGAGATAAGGGCTTTTTCCAAAATGCGACAAGCCACATCTTCAACCGGATTAGACTTTTTATTTTTGCGTTCAACATAAGGTGTCGGTGCCTTAAAATAGATAAAAGGCTTTAAGGTTTCAATAGAACTCCAAAATATATTCTGCTTGTTTTTATTCTTGTCGTTTTTGTAATATTCACGAATTTCCTTTATAAGTTCGTGGTATTTATCCCACTTCTTACCGGCAGAAGAAATCCTATCAATCCATAGTTTAACTTCATCACTCATTAACAATAACCCCTAAAATCCAGTTTTCGCGTATAGCTTCAAGTCCGTCAAGTGCTTCTATTTCCCACGGCTTATAAATAATGTGGTCGCCAACCTTAACGCTTGTTACTTGCTCGCCAACGCTTTGTACAATTCCGCTTTTGGTTTTTTCTTTTTCTTCAATGATAATAGTTTGCTTTTTAACATCGGGCTTTACAAATACCCTGTCCATAATTGCTTGTTGCATTTGACAAAATCCTCTCTAAGAATTTGTATCCGTATATATACGAAAATTAACTAACTTCTTGAAACAAAATAATTCTTGTTTTTAGACAAATATCTACCAACCAACGGTTTGGGGCTCTCTAAACAGGCTATCTATTGTGTTGTTTTCAATACCTATTTTTGAAACCTTGCCAACATCATATACCGGCTCGGCAAAGGTCAGAACAAACGCATCCGCTTTGTCCGGCGAACGACCTATTCTTTCCTTAACCCTGTCTTTTGTTTCTAATTGTAATCGCCCTGAGTTGTCATACATCTTATTTACAGAACACAAGTCATCTAATAACTCGTCATCTTTAACAAGCTGTACTTCGCCTTTAAGCCACTCGTTAGCTTCCGCCCACATCTCGGCTCTTTTGTTGTAATATCTGTCGTTGTTGATAGCTTTTCCGCCGAAGTTTATACCCCTAACGGTCTTCGCAAAACCACGGTCTTTTAATATATCGTAAACGCCAGCCCCCGTGTTGCCCATATCCAAAAAGATACGCGCGGGGTGTTCATCCTTAATACAAGCTGTCAAAAGGTTTGCAAGTTCCACCGTATCAAGATGAGTATATTCTTTTAATAAAAAGCAATACCGCCCTTTGCGGTAACAAAGAACGGTCTTGTCATCCCCGAAACGTGCAATATCAACACCAATAATAAGGGGCGATGTTGAATTTAACATCTTTTCGGTTTGAGCGTTGCGAACATCCTTAGCCGAGATTAGCTTTGTATCGCCCTGATTTACCGGGGCACCTAACCAAATATGCTCGTAATCGTCTAAATTCTCTTGCTTTGTTTTTTCGGCAAGATACTTCATATTCTCCGGACAATGCGGATTATCGTAGTAGTTTACTTTACAAACTAAAGTCTGCTCGTCAGGGTTTGAGGCAACGGCTTTCCAAATAGGGTCGTTTTCCGTTTCCCTGTTCATAGATATCCAAATTTCGGAGTTTGGCTTTCTGATTGTCGGGTCTAAAATATCCCAGCTGTTTTTTGTTATCTTTTGCCCCTCTTCAACCCAGCAAATATCAACACCTTCAAGCGATTTGATATTTTGGTTGTTTTGGTCTTTTAAGCCCTTAAATATAAACGTTGAGCCGGTTATAAGGTTTTCAATCCTGTTTTCGTATATCCTAAAGTCATCAAAGCCATAATGGTTTATCCGGTCAACAAGTAGTTGATAAACAGAATCCTTAATTGAGTCCTGCGTTTCACGAACGCAAGCTATTCTTTGTGTGGTTTGCCTTGCTTTAATAATAAGACAATCGGCAAAAGCAAACGATTTACCACCGGCACGACCACCATAATATAATTTATAGCGGTAGTGTTCCATCAATAAAGGTCTAAACTTCGGCGGTATCGTTACTTTGACTTTGTCCATCGCCGAACTCCACCAACGCTTGTTTTAAGATAACCCTGTTTTCTTGCTCCGTTTTATCTACCCAACCAAAGTTATTTTTCATATTAAAGATTATTCCGGTTGCGCTACCCTTTCCGGATACAAGCATTTCCTCATTTTGTTGCTCTACAATTTGTCTTGCTCTTTTAATCGTGTGGAAATACCCGTCTTTGTTTGAATAGTTTACAAGCGTTTTTCTATCTATTCCCAGTGCAAGAGCAAGTCCGCTCATTGTTTTTGGTTTCTCTTTTACCTCACATTCAGCAAAGTATTGATTTACTGCGTTTTCTAGTTCTTCCGGTGTTTTAAATTTCAGTGGTCTTCCACCTGGATGCTTTGCATACTCTTTTTCTATTTCTTCATTCAATGTCATATCATCTTTCCTTTCGGTGAAGTGATAAAATAAAAGCGGCACATTTCTGTACCGCCCATCCCAGAGAGGATTCTTCAATAAAAAAACCGCCTGTTTCCAAGCGGTTATATTGGTCTAAATTTTTTACGAAAGGCTTTGACATTTTTTAAGTCAAATTATCCATTCTAGACAAATCATACCACACCATCTGAGGATGTCAAGCGTTTTAATCGTTTGTGGATAAATTTTTTATTTTCCAAAATAATTTTAATTGCTGTAAATATTCCTTTTCTGTTTGCTTAGCAACAAAAATCAGAAAATCCTTATAGCTCATCTTCCGGCGTTCTTCCAAAAATTCTTTTTGCTCCGGTAAGCAATAATCCCATTGATTTATTTTGCCATCGTGAATAAGTCTGTGGCAATCGTAACACAATGGCATAATGTTGACGGCATCATAGCGGAGCATTTTATCCGCTCGCCCGATTAAGTGATGTCCGCACTCCGCAGGCTTACCGCATACCCGACACTTTTGGCTTAGGCAAGCCGTTTGAACAAGTTTATCAAGTTGCTTTTCTATTGGTTTCAAAATAACACCCCCTGTTTTTGTTCTTCTTCTAATCTCTTAACGCTTGCCGCCCAATATTCCGGGTCTTTCTCTATGCAAATAAAACGCCTTTTCAAACGGTGGCAAGCCACCGCGGTTGTGCCGCTACCGGAAAAACAATCAAGAATAAGGTCATTTTCGTTGCTACAATTTTCTATTATATATTCAAATAAAGCTCTTGGTTTTTGTGTAGGATGAAAAGGCTTATCAATACCAGTATTCATAAATCCTTTATCTAGTCCGTGACAACGGCGAAAAGTTTTTATTGCAAAATCAAATGATGTCCATATCAATTCGTTGTTTATTGATGTCATATTTTCTACAACTTTATCCCATATTATCCAACCTCTTGATGAGGGCAAAAACTCGCTAAAATAATTACCCCCACAGATAACTTGATTTTTAGAAACCCTTAACATTTCTTCAAAAACTTCTTTGTGTGGTTTTTTATCCCATTTTTTTTCGTTATAAAGCAAAGCAAATTTATTTCCCGCATTTTGCTTTTTTTCTTTTGTTGAAATTTTGCTTTCTATCCCATACGGCGGATCGGTCAACACTAAATCCACGCATTTATCCGGCAACTGTTTCAGAATGTTCATACAGTCATCATTGATGATTTTGTTTTCTATATCAGCTATATTCATATCACTTTCACCTTGCTAAAACCTGTTATCCCGACACGCTGTTTTTCCGGCATATAGTGTTTAACAAGAATATCCAAACCCTCGCAAAGCATCCTCCGGCGTTCTTCCAAAAATTCTTTTTGCTCCGGTAAGCAATAATCCCATTGATTTATTTTGCCATCGTGAATAAGTCTGTGGCACTCGTAACACAACGGCATAATATTGACGGCATCATAGCGGAGCATTTTATCAGCTCGCCCGATTAAGTGATGTCCGCACTCCGCAGGCTTACCGCATACCCGACACTTTTGACTTAGGCAAGCCGTTTGAACAAGTTTATCAAGCTCTTTTTCTATCAAAATAAAACTCCTTGTTTTTGTTCTTCTTCTAATCTCTTAACGCTTGCCGCCCAATATTCCGGGTCTTTTTCTATGCAGATAAAACGACGCTTCAACCTATGGCAAGCCACCGCGGTTGTGCCGCTACCGGAAAAACAATCAAGAATAAGGTCATTTTCGTTGCTATAATCTCTTAATATCATTTCAAATAGTTTTAAGGGTTTTTGGGTAGGGTGTTCTTTTTTATCTTCTTTCGAGTTGTTTACATAGTCTAATCCTATCCATCCATAAACATATTTTTTAAGGTTTTTATCAAAAGATGTATAAGCAAGTTCACCATCTGCAAAGTTTTGTCCTTGCGTTGGATGTTCTTTTTTATCCCAAAATATCCACCCTCGTGAAGGTTTCAAATAATCTGCAAAATAATTACCGCCAAAAATAATTTGATTTTTTGATACTCTTACAATTTCATCAAAATAAATTTTATCAGGTCTGTCATTATCCCATTGTTTTTGTTTATGAAGTTCTTTTGTATAAAATCCTTTTTGATTTTTTCCATAATAATCTGTTTTTGAGCATATATTTGTATTTTTTGCCATTTTAATCCCATACGGCGGGTCGGTCAACACTAAATCCACGCACTTATCCGGCAACTGTTTCAGAATGTTCATACAGTCATCATTGATGATTTTGTTTTCTATATCAGCTATATTCATATCACTTTCACCTTGCTAAAACCTGTTATCCCGACACGCTGTTTTTCCGGCATATAGTGTTTAACAAGAATATCCAAACCCTCGCAAAGCATCCTCCGGCGCATTTCGTTCTTCTTACGCAAACGCCAGTTTGTGCCGCTATTTGGATAAAGTATGGTCTTGTCTTCTATCAATACCACCCGCACAATCGCTCTTACAAGCCGATTGACGATTGACTTCATGGCTTCCTGATAGCATTGTTGGTTAAAATAAGCAACTTCTGAAACATAGTGTGTCCCGTGTCCGTCAACCCACGGCTTAGACATATCCATTGCCCCAATAGGCTCGCCAAAACCAATATGATGGCTTGTTGCCAAAATTTCAGCCGCTTTTTTTCGGTCTGCCCACGAAGTCCGACCAAAGTTAAGCCAACCGTGCGCCTCGTAAACCTCTAGTTGTGTCCGCCAATAAAAAGTGCCGTTATCGGTCTTTATAAGCCGTTCTTTTACCTCTGCCGGTAATATATACCCCTCTTCCTTTGTCAAATTACATCTCCGCTAAATAATTGATAAAATCTTGCTTGTTGTCCGTTTGAAATATAATCCCTTTGTCCGTGTGCGTTATGTTGTACTTTTTCTCTCCCTTTTTAACGTGGTTTAATATAAATATCTTATACCCGCCGAGCGTATTGTTAAAGTTCTTTACCCCTTGATGATATTCTTCCGGTGTCGGATAATGAATTTTGGCAGAATTGCAGTTACACCACTTAATCATCTATCCCATCTCCTATCTTGCCAGTTTTGTTTAATGGTCTTCACAACTTTGTCCTGCTCTACATCCTCAAAAACAACCTTGCTGTGCTTGTAATCCGGCACTTTAACTTTAACCTTTGGTGCTTCTGTCGGCTCAAAATCTGTCTTTTCGCCCAAAACTTCCGTGACGTACCGCATAAATAATTTTTCTGCATGCGATTTTAAGGCTTGTGGCATCTTCTCGCAAGCATAACGAACGCTTGACTGGTCTTTGCCTATTTTTCTGGCAATGTACGGATAACTCTTTCCGGCGGCACGATAAAACCACATTATAACCCACCGCTTGTCAGTATAGCCTTTTCTCCGGCATTTGCTAAGCAGCTGTTCCAACGTCATGTTAAGTTCATTTAACAACCACTCACGACTTGTCATCAGTTAATCCCCTTTAAGCTGAAGTTTCTCAAAACTTCCCTTGCGTGTTCGTACTTAGCCTTTTGAACTTCCAACGGTAAAGCGTTAAATTGATTGTCGCTTTCAACAAAATACTCTCTGCCGTATGTTTCAAACGACCACCGTTTCATGCACTCCCTAAAGTCTTCATAAGTCGGATGGTAAATGTTTTGAACAAACGGAAAATAATCCTGTTCAATAAGCCTACCAACGATCTGATAGTGCGGAACTAACCAAGACATATCGCCGGTTTCTCTATCCTGCTGTTGGTATTTTAACCAAAATGGAAGTTCCACCTTTTCCGTTTTAATTTCTTCAAGCTCTTTTGTTGCGTTTGTTTCTTGCAAGATAGCCATTAACTGCGCAATATTCGGGCGTGTTTTGGATGATTTCTTAACGTAAAAATGATTTATTGCTTTTGAAACTTCGTAAAGCGGATATTCGTCAAAAGCTTCCCGCCAAGCTTCAATCTTTTTTTCCTGCCCTTTACAGGCTCGTAAAAACTCATCTTCGGAAATATCTCCGTGATACAGTTCCTCAATTTGTTT